TTAACTGCGTGACGCGGGCATTTTAAAAATCACTAAAGAACGCCCAAGAGCATGTGTTTTCTTTAGTATATTCAAAGCATTAAAAAATAGCATCACATGAAATTCGGTAAACTTCATGTGTGCAATAATGTCCCATTCATGCCCCATAACTGGCATTTTTGTCCCATCCTTGCCCCATAAACCGACCGTCCGCTGCCTATAACTTCTATACTTTCTGTATGTTGTAAATTGGGAGGTTTCTATGTGTGGACGCTTTTCACAGTCAATGACGCGTGAAGACTATCTCGTTCTGCTTACTGAAGAAGCAGAACGCGATATCCATTACGATCCCGAACCGATCGGACGTTTTAACGTCGCGCCAGGCACCAAAGTTCTGCTTCTGAGCGAACGTGACGAGAAACTCCATCTTGATCCAGTTATCTGGGGATACGCCCCCGGATGGTGGGATAAACCACCGCTAATTAACGCACGCTCTGAAACTGCGGCCACCAGCAGAATGTTTAAACCACTCTGGCAGCATGGTCGTGCCATTTGCTTTGCTGATGGCTGGTATGAATGGAAAAAGGAAGGTGACAAAAAGCAGCCCTACTTCATTCATCGAGCCGATGGCCAGCCGATATTCATGGCGGCGATCGGCAGCTGAAGTGGTCAACAAAAACTGGCCACCGAGTTAGAGTTTTTCCAGTATCGATTTTCCGATTCGTTTGGGGGTAACCCACCGTTATATTCGTGCGGTCTTAGTGCGCTGTAATATCCAACGATATAATCCGTTATGGCGTGAGCTGCCTCGCTGAAGCTTACGTAACCCACCACCGGTATCCATTCGTTCTTCAGACTTCTGAAGAAGCGTTCCATTGGGCTGTTATCCCAGCAATTTCCGCGCCGGCTCATACTCTGCCTGATCTGGTATCGCCACAATAACTGCCGGAACTGCCTGCTCGTATAATGACTGCCCTGATCGCTGTGGAACATCACCCCGCCGGGCTTACCACGGGTTTCCCATGCCATTTCCAGCGCTTTCATGGTGAGCCTGCTGTCCGGCGAGAACGACATGGCCCAGCCCACTGGTTTTCTTGCGAACAGGTCGAGAACAACGGCGAGGTACGCCCAGCGCTTACCCGTCCAGATATAGGTCACATCACCGCACCACACCTGATTTGGCTCGGTCACGGCGAACTGCCGTTCAAGGTAGTTAGGGATAGCAACATGTTCATGACCACCACGTTTATACCGGTGAGTCGGCTGCTGACAGCTGACCAGCCCCAGCTCTTTCATGAGCCTGCCAGCAAGCCAGCGTCCCATCTGGTAGCCTCTCCGGGTTGCCATTGTGGCGATGCTTCTTGCTCCGGCCGAACCGTGGCTGATGCCATGTAGCTCAAGTACCTGACTGCGTAATACAGCCCGTCTGCCGTCTGGTTTTTCAGGACGGTTTTTCCAGTATCTGTAGCTGCTGCGATGAACCCCGAACACATGGCAGAGTGTGACCACAGGATAATGCGCTCTGAGTTTCCCGATTATCGAGAACTGTTCAGGGAGTCTGACATCAAGAGCGCGGTAGCCTTTTTTAATATTTCATTCTCCATTTCAATGCGTTGTAGCTTTTTCCTCAGCTCACGTATTTCGATTTGTTCTGGTGTTATCGGAGAGGCTTTTGGTGTTTTGCCCTGACGCTCATCACGCAGTTGTTTGACCCATCTTGTCATTGTGGAAAGGCCAACATCCATAGCTTTGGCGGCATCTGCCACCGTGTAGTTCTGGTCAACAACCAGTTGAGCGGATTCGCGTTTAAACTCTGCGCTGAAATTTCTTTTTTTCATTGGAGCACCTGTGTTGTTCTGAGGTGAGCATATCACCTCTGTTCAGGTGGCCAAATTCAGTGTGCCACTTCAGCACACCATTTGAACGTGGAGATGAAGCAGAAGGATTTCTGATAGTGACGGCAGTTGCAGACAAAGGACTGGTAGATATTCACGACAGGCGACCACTGGTACTGTCACCAGAAGCCGCTCGAGAATGGATGAGGCAGGACATTGGAGGGAAAGAAGCGGCGGAAATTGCAGCCGACGGTTCCGTGCCGGCTGATAAATTTATATGGCATGCCGTGACGCGTGCCGTCGGGAATGTGAAAAATCAGGGCTCCGAACTAATACAGCCAATATGATTACATCACCGGGCAGTCATCAAACTCCGCGTTCCTGGCATCATTAATGATGTACGTGATCACCCCGAATATAGCGGGTGCAGAACTGTAACCGTCATCATCTGCTGGCAGCGCTTCCCTTCTCCCGTTCTCCAGATTAACCAGGTGGGGCTGAGGATGAGTCCGATATCGCTTGATCCTGAATTCTCCGTCGATTGCACATATCAGCAGTGAACCATCGCAGGCAGTAAGTGACGCATCCACAACAAGCAACGCTCCCTGGATTATCCCTTCCCTGAAATGTGAACGCGATGCCCGCATGAAATAAGTCGCTGCGGGCTGACTGATTAGCTGCTGATCGAGGGAGATTCGTGTTTCAACATAATCTGCCGCAGGTGAAGGAAAGCCCATAGCTATAGTCCTCCGTTTGGATTGAACAGCTGAAAGGTACGGTTTTCGCCTTCCTGCGTTGATACATCGCGGAACGTTGTCACATACCACTCGATCCATTCATTGGCCTGTTTCATCGTCCAGTTCCAGTTAACCTTGCTCAGTTCCTGAACAAATCGCTGTGTGGTGACAGTCTTCCGGCCATTCGGTTCTTGCTGTATCGAAGCATACCAGGCTAATTCAATATCGCTACGTCGTGGCATCATTTAACCCCTCTTGAACACCGGATAAAAACACAGTATAAATACTGTATATCCATACAGTAAAGGAGCAATGTTCAATGTTCGTGGAACTCGTTTATGACAAAAGGAATTTTGATGGTCTGCCCGGTGCAAAAGATATCATTCTGGGCGAGTTGAGTAAGAGGGTTCACCGGATCTTCCCCGATGCTGATGTCCGGGTTAAACCGATGATGACACTGCCGGCGATCAACACTGACGCCAGCAAGCATGAGAAGGAGCAGATAAGCCGTACTGTTCAGGAAATGTTTGAAGAGGCTGATATGTGGCTGGTTTCAGATTAAACGCCTTGAACCGTCATATTGCTTAAGTACAATCCGCCATGACTGGCAATCATTCAATACTCGCACTATCGAACGTTCGCCAGTCGGCCGCAATCATGCTCTTGCATACGGTGTGGTTGCGGCATCCATATCATGGCTGCACAAAGCTATTTTTTAGCCCCGTTAATTCTTTCTGCGTATTTTCAAGTTGCTTAATGACGTAGTTAAGCGCCAGCATCGTATCGAGCAGAAGTACATTGGTATCAAGAGCCAGTAAGCTTGTTCCGTCTAAGCGGTTCGGCACCTCCTTCACATACTCCTCATCAATCTCACGGATGTCCTGGGCGATCACCCCCCGGCGGGTACGCCCTTTCTTGTCATCCTTATAGATAAAGGTACAGGGCGATAATTTTTTGACGTTTTCATAGGACCGCAAGCCATCGTTGTACTTGATGTCATTCTTAAGCTCTCTGGCAGACATTGCAGCTTTTGTAAAAATATACGACCCCCCCTGGTTCCCGAAGCCGTTACAAATTAAATCCCCGGTAGACATCGAGAACGTCCAGATTCTGGCACCATAAGCAACGTTATTTGCAGCCTGCATCAGAACTGTTGAAGGCCATGCACTAGTGCCATTACCTACCGCGCCAAACCCCGTAGTTAACGCAAATCCACTACCATTGCTATATTCGAATGAATTTCCGAAAACCGCGCTTGTCGCAGAGGAATCGTTAACTGGCGGTTGTTTGTACCCAGGACTGGCGAGCGCGGTTTCATACGTCCCGGGGGTTCCTCCGTTAGTGACTAACTTATCGTTTATCGTTACTTTGCTGGTGATCGTCCCACCTGTTTTATTGTTGACGGTACCAAACCGCGAATCATCGCCTGCGGCCACCGTTCCTGCAACTGTTCCAACGCTCATCGTGGCACTGTCTCCTAAATCGAGGTTTGTGCGAGCGCCTGATGCGGTTGTCGAACCGGTACCGCCCTGGTTCACAGGAACGGCCCCGCCGCTCTTGGTCGCCATATTGTCAGACAGATATTTCCATGACGGGCCAGTGAAGGAACTGCCATCGGGCAACTTAAATGTTGCGGTTGCGGGGTTACTAAATATCTGCTGCCAGTTCTGTTTGTCGTAGTTCAGCCCGCGCAGAGCTTCGGCGCTCTGAGTTACCAGGGCCGCAGTTACCATGTTCAGAGCTACCCGCGGAACAGCTGACCAGGCTGCACCGGCCTGAGTAGGTCCGGTAAAGTTACTGACCAGTGTCAGTGCTGCGCCGCTTTCCACGGATTTTACCGGGAGTGTATAGGGAATGCCGCCGACAGTAACAACTATAAAATCTCCGCCCGCCAGATCTGTGGTGAATGACGTTCCTGCCCCTGACACCGCAGCAGAGTTATTCGTCAGGGTTAAAGTTCCTGCTGACATGGATATCTCCTGAATTCAGATAATAAAAAACCCGCCGGTGCGGGTTATTTTTGGTATTTCATTGAAGGCAATTCGAACGGGTGAAGTTATTTTTATTCACCCATCGCCAGTTAAATGGATAACCGGCTCTGTACTCAGTCTGATTTGCAACTTTTCGCACACCGTAAATCTGTACTAACTGTGGCTGTCCGCCAAGTACAGACTCAGCCTGACAAACTGGTTTCTGTTTCTCCAGAACAGGAGCCGAACACGCTGAAAGCGCCAGACAAACAATAACGGGAATAATTATATTTTTCATTTCGATACCAGAGTTAATTATTTGAACAAAAATAACCAACGACACTGAATATTAGAAACAGTTTTAATAGATCAATATTCTTAAATTGATCGTTTAAATCGATCAATTTAATCATATGCAGTTGTGTTTATCGCCGTAATCACAATTCCGCTATTCGTTGTTCCGACAGAGGAACCACTTGCAGTGGTTGAACTTTGCCCCCTAATCCTTGTACCACCAGTGTCGTCATGGCAACCCGTCCCCACATCAACAGACTGAAATATTGGCTGCCCACCGGGTGCCGAACCAGCATGGAGGATGACAGAACCCAGCCCCATCGGATTTACGGCCCATTTGCCAGCCATGTATTTATCAATGTTAAGCCCACCACTTACAGCACCTGGTGAGCCAATAGTTGTAAGGTCGCTTAATACCCGGGACTCATTCGTAAGTACCAGTGTCCCTTCAGCATCCCATATAGCCACACCCCAGGCCGGAAGGGTAAGCGGATATATGGCAAAGAAATAGGCCTCAAGGACAAAAGCCGATCCCCTGTAATTAGACGCATCAACACTGAACGTATTGCCACTTTTTGAAGCTGATATCAGCCCAGGCCCCGCCGCCATACCCCCTGGATGAAACCGTGAAGCTCAGCGCCTGCTCAAATACCGGCTCCATCGCATCGGCTCTCCATCTAACTGTGTCGCTCCTTATTAACTAAAGAATCTATCTGTTGCAGGGGAGACGATTACTGTAAATCGGTTTACAGTAAAGTAAAGCGTATTTGGTTGTCCCCCTTGCACCTTCCAGACGTTGACTGTGATTGGTACGTTGACCGCGCCTGCAGGTACATCCACATAACCTACAACGTTTCGGAGGATTGAGGTGGTATTGTTGAACGTTTCATCAAACATAACTACTCCGTTTATCGTTAGCTGGACCCTAAATTGGTTATCTGGTCTAGAAACGCCCATTGAAATGGCTGAATATGGTATGCAAATACGAGCAGGATAATTCAGGCCACCTCTCCAGTATAATGTCTGGCTCCTTCCGTCCCCTCCTGCTATAGACATTTGCGGGAAAGTCCAAATTGCGCAAACGTCACCCTCTATTTTATTAGCTCGGACCGTCCCATTAAAATATCCGTCATTGCCGTAAATTGTACCGCGGACTGTTACGTTATTGAATTCACTATTTCCATTTTTATTGATATGCCAGCCTACCGAACCTGTAACATAGTTGTTGGACTGGATGTAGTTGCCGATTTTGGCGTTACTGATGGTGCCATCGCCTATCACCGTATCCCTGATAATCACCTGACCATTAACAACAGCAAAGGGTGAATATTGCGTATCACCGCTACCACTCATCAGGACGAACTGATTGGCGTTAAATCCGATACGAGTTACCACCGGCTGGCCTGGCTGAGCCAGCGCTGCGATGCTCATTCCGGCGTTATATTCCTGCCCGTTAATACGCAAACCAACCTTCAGCGTATGAATCGCCGATGCGCCAGTGCTGTCTACCATGGCAGTCAATTTGTCCTGTAGCACAGCTGTTACCTGGGAATATTGCTGGCTGGTAGTCTGCCCGAGTATATCCACTTTTCCGTCAACCGCAGAGACTCTGCCATCCACTGTTGACACTTTCCCATCAACTGAAGTGAGCATCGTGCCCTGCGCCTGCACCTGCGTGGACATTTCCGCCATCGCCTGATTCACATCGGCGATGGTCGTTTTGACCACCAGAATATCCGCGCGCACTTCGCCGTACTGCGCCCACTGGTGTTCCACGGTTGCATGGTTGGCCAGCGCGTTCTGCAATGCGGCTTCGAGGTTGGTATCAATGTCGCTTGTCAGGCGGTCACCGTCTGCAGACGTCAGGAAGTCATCAGCAATATCACCCAGGTAGTCGTCAGCATTCGCGTTGGATTGGCCACGAACCCAGTCGGTCCAGCCTGATTCATTACCCGTTCTGTCTACCAGCTGCGCGCGGTACCAGAATATTTGACCTGCCTTCAGGCCCATCTGCTGATACTTGCGCTGCGGGTAAGGTACGTCGGCCAGCAGCATCGCATCGTCTTCGGTACCGGTCAGACTGTACTGAATTTCCGTCTTCAGCGTGTCGTCGGTATTCGCCGGGAAGCCCCAATTAAGCTCGATACCGAATGCCACGTTTTCAGAAGCGATTAAGCCAACCGGCTTCGGTGGATTTCCCACTTTGCCGGTAAGATTTACTTCTGATGATGTCGCCCAGACTGATGAAACGTCGCTGGCGTTCACCGCCCTGACGCGGACCAGATAGCGACCTGAGTAGACACCCTGCACTTCAAAGCCGAGAGAAGAGGTTCGGGGCACGCTTACCCAGTTTCCGCTGTCACGCCGCCACTCCGCCTCATACGCAACAGCACCCTGAACTGAATCCCAGGCAACGCGCATAGTGGTAATCGCAATGTTCTGGTTAACCGTTGAGTAACTGTCAACGACAATATTTTCTGGGGGAGCCTGAACCCCTGGTGGAATGACGCTGATCGGACGCTCGTCCAGTCTTGCGCCGGTATCAACGGCGGAATAGATGTCAGGGTTGTAAGTCGTCCCGGTGACTTCGAAGGTGCCGTCGTTGTTGTCCCGCGTTCCCGTTACACGGAAAAGCGCTATAGTCAGATCGTCAGAATCCACACCCCAGTTACATTCAGCCTCCGGCGTTTCACTGTAGGGCGTGGTAACTGTCACGATGCTTCCGTTAACGGCCTGAACGGTTCTGGCCTGAGCCATGCCAGATGGCAGGTTCAAAAACAGCCGGTTCCCGGCTTTCACATCACTAGCGCGATCGAGTGTTATGTTGCGGCCGTTAACCGCACTCACCCTGCCGCCGATAGTTCTTCCGGCCAGCTCGTTAGCAGCCACGCCAATTACCTCCCCGACAGGAGGAACATCCATACCAGTACTGAAGGTCACTACCTCGCCGATACCGTTAGTAAGCAGCGCCCAGCGCCCCCGCCGGTTTGCCTCTGACTGCCTGGTACAGCCGATTGCAGTCATTTCTAACTGACGATAATCGAAGCGCATGGCCAGATCGTTATCGTAAACAGGCTCAGGCGTGTCTTTGAAGTGGTTGGCTGGGTCTGACCAGTTCACCAGTGCGGCAGTATTTCGGGTGGTTTCACTCGGGTCCGCAAAGGTAAATTTTCCCTCAACAACGCTGGCATGGTTATAGATGTGCCACACATCGCGGGGCATATCAGCCAGGACATACATCTTATTGTCGCCCCAGTACGTCATGCCGCGAAATATACCCGCCAGATCACGAAGTACGGTCCAGGCGTCATTACGGTCCTGGATATAAACGTTGCAACGAAAACGAGGCTCCGTCCCGCTTCCGCCCTTGCCGTCTGGTACCTGCTGATCGCAATACTGGGCGATGCGATAAAGCTCCCATCTGTCTATCTGAGTTGCATCGATTCTTTGACCCAGCCCGAAACGCTCGTTCAGAATGATATCGTAATAAATCCAGGCAGGGTTATCCGTCCATGCCCATTTAAATACGCCCTCCCATGTACCAGAGTAAGTCCGGGTTTCTGGATCATAAGTGTCTGGTACACGGATGATTCTCCCCTTCGGATTGCACACAACCTGAGGAATGCCATTAGGAAACTGCTTTGCGTCAAACTCTACATACAGCAGCGCTGTGTTAACGTAGCGAAGTTTGGCGTCAATAATTTCAGTTACAGCTACAACGCGCATAGTGTCGACGATATTCACGCTCGTGGAATCCGGCGTGATTCTGCGAACCCGCAACTGCCATCCAGTCGAGGCTTTCGGAAGATTGACGCGGTGACTGCGCTCATAAAGCGACGTGGTTTTGTCATCAACAGCACCGTTAACCACCGTTTCATACAGCCCGCCATCGACCGACAGATCGATAGCATACTCGACGCGGGTGCCGACTTTATCACCGTTGTTTTTCTGGAGTAAAAGAGTTGGCCATCCCAGGCGAATTCGCAGCGCAGAGAGCTGCGTGTTGGATACCGCGCGCACGTACGGCACAGCCTGTTTCAGCTCGTATGAAACCTGAAGTTCGTTTTCAATGCCGGGGAAGCCCTGAATGTAGTCCTGGTCCTGAGTACCGGAACGGAACTCATATTTCACATTATTGAAGTTATAACTTCCGTCGGCGTTCTGAAGAGGCGTGTAGGAAGATGAGTCACCAAGAAAAATGTTTTTACCATCAAGCCCGCCAGCGAACTCACCCTCTCCAAGCGCAATCAGCACCTTTGCCCTTGCAATGGACTGAATGCTATCCGGTGCTTCCACGGGCGTTCGGGTCTGATTGCTGCCACCTTTACCGCGGCCTTTGATGATCGTCGTTGTCATATTTCGCCCATAAAAAAGCCACCTTAAGGTGGCTACTGTTTGAATATCAGGATGTTGATTCCTTACAGCCCTGGGTATGTTGATACTTTGCTGTAGTTACTAAATAAAACTTTCGTCTGGATCAAATAGGTTAAGGAAAGTGAAATGATTGTCGTGTCATCCTTTGAAATAACGGAATCCGGAAGACGTTCCCAACCATGGGGTGCAACCGAAGGACATCAGTATAAAGCGGGGAAATACTATAATTTTAGAGAGCACCCCGAACTCATCACTACACATTTAGAAGACTTTGTAGAGCACGCAGACCAAATATCGGTACAAAATTTTTACGATTTTATTAGATGGATAAACGGTCCAGGAAGTGCCCTGGAAAGCACCGACTGTATGCTCTCTGGAGAACCTAAGGATGATCCATCAGCAGCCTTATTCAGGTGTACACATGGAATAACAGGCCGCTTCGAATTTTTCCTTCGACAGATAGAAATGAATGCAAACAAAGAAGCAATCATATGGGTTTACGATAAATTATCGATATACCTTCAGATAGAAAGGTCCGATTTTAGAAAAGGCTCCTTCCGCATCAGCCCCCTCATAACGGACTACATCACCCCCGATGGGAACAAGTTGACCGGGCACAGATTCTGTATCTATTTCCAGGCTTACGGGAATGGCATCCAAGATGCCTGGCTCTCGCTTGAAACAATGTTTGATAGTCTCGTGAAAACCACAAAACGGCTGAACTCTGAAATCATCAGTGGCCAGGCTGTACCGCTGTAAAAATAGCTGTTTATCCATAACATCTCTCCGGCCTCAGGGATGAGGCTTATTGCTGATCTTCGGCATAAATCCCGGCTGAGATAATCGCGCCGCCAATTTCCCTTTGCCCATAAAGCAGGGGGACGGGATTGCCAGATGCTGTTGTGTTAACGGGCCCACCAAACGCATAAGAGGGTTTGTTATCAGGATCCTGCCGCATTCGCAGACCTGATACCTGAGGGGAGAGCATTTGCACCACGCCACCAACTGCCATAGAACCAGCTGCAGCATATAGCGCCATTTGTGTACCTGCAGCCCATCCTATTGGGTTCCACCAGGTGAAAGCCACAATTGCGGCGGCTGTAATAATTTGAAAGAGTCCCGCCCTTTTACTACCGCGTATGACAGGGATAATGCGAAGTTCATCGCCAGGCCCAAGAAGCTCATACTCTTCCTTTCCTATGTTTATTTGGTTTCGGAAGATGACAAAGTCCAGCCCTTTCGCTCTGGTCTCGCGCAGGTAAGCATCAAATCCGTCAATTGTGTTTGAAAGCGCCCTGAAAACTTCACTGGCGGACGTTAGCGCCCGGCGATGTGTCCTGCCAAATCGCTGGGCCATTGAGCCGCTGAGTTTGATAACGGTTTTTCTTTCCATTACATCAAATCCTTATAACGCAGAATTTTGATGGTACGGTCACGGTAATAGCCGCCGTAGGGAATACGCTGGCTTAGCTGGCCATACATGTGATGAAGTAGCATGCTGCCTTCCAGCAAAATCCCGGCATGGTTCGGGACGGTGGACTGAACCTGCATGATAACCATGTCACCGGGCTGAGCGGGACCGTCGTACTCACGGAAACCGCATTCCTGCCAGTTATCCATATAGAGGTTTTCACCCTGCTCCCACCAGTGGCGATCTACGCTGTAGTTGGGCAGTTCAATGCCGTGTTCGATGCGGAAATAGTCCATGATGAGAGACCAGCAGTCTGCATACCCGAGTACAAACTGGCGTCCTGTGAGGGGGCGGTCTCCGCGAGGCATGACGGTGCGAATGTCGCCCTCCGGCCACGATGCAATAATCCAGGGCAGTTCCGTGGCATCACACATCAGCATGTCGAGCTCGCTCGGCTGGGTTGTTGCCCCGTCGCCGGGGTGGCTGTGGACGATCGCCACCACAGTGCCCTGCTCTTCGGCGACCGCGTAATCCTCAGGATTAAGTTCGAATTGCTCAGTCGGCGACTCAGCCTGATTTTTGCAGGGGATGAACTTCTCCACCCGCCCCTTCTGGATAACTACGCCACAGCACTCTTCAGGGAAGGATGCGGCGGCATGCGCCAGAATGGCGCTAACTGTTTTCTCGCGCATTATTATCCTCTCAGAAGCGAAGCGCCGGGGAACCCGCCATAATCCAGCTGTTCATTCTCTCCGAAACGAGGTTTACAGCCCGTTGACAGCAGTCCGGAGCAAACATCCTTCGAAGGATCGTCTACCTGGTTCCCGTCTTTGTCGAACCAGCCGTTTTGCCCGGCGTAGGTGCAGCCATTTCCGGTTTTGTACCAGCCCCTCATGCACCATGTGCACATTGGCTGAATTTGCCGGGTCGGAATGAGTTGCCCGCGCAGATCGGCTGGGCTGGAAAGCTCAAACTCTACGGTTTCATCATCTGAGCCTGATTTACGGTCGATGTAATAAACCTGTTTGCGCTCCTCGTTGGGATTCGCAGTCGGATTCCCGCCAGGAAAATTTCTTGCATCCAGGTAGTGGACGAAGGTGTCATGGATGATCACCTTTGCTTTAGCCATCCCCTGAAACCTTCGGCACATCGCGCCAATCGTGCCGCTGATGTTTGCAACGGTGAGAGACGGTCGTGAACTCTGTCCGTCACTGCTGACAGATATGCCGGTCAGTTCATACGGCCACGCGCCATACTCCTGCCCCTGCCACCACACTGATTTCAGCTCAAGTTTTGACTCGTCGCCGCCTGCGGCGATGATTTCCGCCTCGGTGTGCGGGATTGTCTCGTTGTGAAAGCGAAGAATACCCGCACCGAAAGCTGATCCGTCCACCTCGATCAGGCGGACGCGCTTACCCGGCTCCAGTTTCTGGACATCAGATGAAATACTCATGGATGGTATGCCTGTATGAATGTGCTGCTGAGGGTGTATTTTTTGTTGCCGTGGGTAGATATCTGGAAGGATTCCGCGCGCCATAAGCCTGAGGGCTCAAGCGGCGGCTTCCAGATAAATGACTTCCACCCGGCATGACTGTTGAGAAAGTTTTTTATGGCATGAATGTAAGCCTCGTCGCCGGTAAAGCTCACGCTCCATTGAGGTGTTACCGGGTTGATACCGTCCCCTGCCACCTGCGTATAGCCATCGCCAAACTGTGCCTTTCGGGTACGAAAATTTGTATCAACCTGAGAGGCAACCTTTGGGCACCAGCTGAAGGTTTCTACTGTCATGGTTAAACTCCCTTGATTAATCGCCACAGAGGCGAGCCCGGCATACTGGCCTGTTCGTTAATGACGCCAGTGATGGCATCCTTAAGCTGCCTGCCTGCTGCTCCAGCAGTACCCTGACTGGCCGCCTGTGGATTTCCGCCCTGGATATTGATATCGCCGAAGTTAACTGAAGGTACACCGCCAGAGACCTGAGGGGTGCCAACTGCCCTAACGCCCAGCGAACCATCAGCGGCGCGCGTGAGCGGCATAATAGCTTCCGGACCCGCCTCGCCGAAAACGCCCGCCCCTTTGGCAAAAGCAAACAGCTGAGGCGTCTGAAAAACGCCATTGCTGTAAGCGCTAAGGGACGGAGAGTCGTAAACATTGCCCTTCGCATTAAAGGTAAAGTTCGCGCCAGCATTCTGAATAGCGGTACCGCTGCTGGCGGTAGCGGCTGATGAGGCGCCAAAACTGAACAGCGACCCAATTGAGCTGACGCCGTTAGCAACAGCCATGTTCACCAGAACGTTCTGGATAATCTTCAGTACGCTGACGCCCCAGTCCTTCCAGCTGTCAACGTTGCCATTGAGCATGTCGGTGATCGTGGTGACGGCGCCACCCATAGCCTGCTTCATGCCGTCAGCGGCCATGGAAGAATAATCAGTAGCTTCGTCCACCCAGTTCGCATAACCCTCAGACAGTCCCGTCATCCAGTCGTCACGCTGCGCATCAGAAGCTGCGTAATATCCCTCCTGGTCGCGCAGGCGCTCATCGAGATAGCGCTTATTAAGTGCCAGTCCCTGCTGATAGAACGTCTCGTCGATTTCACCAGCCTGACGCTGGCGGAGAAGATCGGTATTCTTTTGCTCGAGCTCCTTACGCAGATTGAACTGCTCCTGAAGTCTTTCACGGAACCTGGAGCCCTGCCCGTAGCCCAGCAGTTGCGCTTCATTGGCTGCGCGGGCGCTGGCGTTACTGTCAGCAAGGTTGGCTTCGTAATTTCGCAGTTGCTCACGTAATTTAACCTGGTCAATCAGCGCAGCATTCTGCAATACCGTCTTTTTCTGGGCTTCTGTCAGAGAAGCAAGTTCGCCCTGGCTGACCTGGTATTTAACCTTCGCCAGTTCAGTATTCTGGCCTTGCAGAGCAATCTGCTCTTTTTGCTGCTTGATAAGGCGCTTATACACATCCTCGGTTTTCTCGCCTTCGGTTTTACCACCCTTCGCCTTAGGTTTGTTGGACTCATTATTCCGCCATTCAGCAAGACCGTTATTAATCAACTCCTGACGGCCTGTCTGGAATTGCGGATCACTGGTTAACCCCAGGTCATCGGCTGCATAACTCAGACGCAGGCGCTCTTTGGCCTCACCCTTCAGGCGTGACAACTCCAGATCCCGGCGGCTCTTTTCGAGGGCATCAGTTTGTTTTTTGTCGAGGTCGGCCTGGGGAAGTCTGAGCGGGACGTTAGCCAGCCCCTGACGAGCCATAAGGAGCTGATTACCCAGCCCCAACAGGCGGTTAAATTCAGTATGCTGACCATTCATCATGATCATCGACTGATATACCGCATTCTGTCGCCAGGCTTGTTCGCGAATTAAATCATTACGACGCCGTTCAATTTCTTCGAGAGCCTGCTGTATGCCGCGAGATTTATCTCGCATGTCATTTAATTTTCCCTCTTCAACAGCAAGCTGATCCGTAACAATAGCTATCGCTCTCAGTATATTTGCATCGTTCTCGCTGGTAATGCCCGGTTTTCCACGCGATGCATTCAAATCATCGATCTGGGTCTTCAGCTCACCAACCTTTTTGGCTTGCTCATCAATCAGACGATTTTGCTCTACCAGAGCACCAACAGTCCTCCCCCTATTATCGTCTGTTTCAGACAAAGACATGCGGGAGGTTTTTTCTCGTATCTCGTCAATTTGACTGGCATATTCCTGAGCAGAACGCCGAGCCTGCTCCTGATTCTGATACATCGCATACCAGGCTCCTGCACCCAACATAACCAAACCAGGAACTCCACCGATGAGACCAAGTGCACCACTCATGAGCCGAGTGCCGACGGATGTCACGCTATTGAGATTGCTTTGAGCCGAAACACGGTTTGCAAGGTTCCGGTTTAAGGCAGCCTGAGCTGAAGCCAAACGCCTTTCAGCGACAGCCTGAGCGTCGGCATTTTTAGCTGCTACCAGCCCTGCCTGTGCACGCTCAAGTGCAGTTCTGGCCCTGACTTTTTCCGTAGCGGTGCCACTTGCAAGAGCGGTAGTCAGTCTGGCTTGAGCTGCTGTAACTTTTGCTTCAGCTGCTGCGACTTTTTCTTGCTGAGCTGCCTGAACATCTGCACTTCTTGAACTCTGTACTGCTTGCTGAGCACGGTAAACTTCAGCCCTTGAAGCTGCAACAGCAGACTGAGCCGCTTTATCTTGCGCAACAGCAAGTGCAACCTCTGACTTAGCCGCAGAAATTAGCGCGCCGGTAGCGCTCGTGGCGCTAGTTACCACTCCACTGAGATATCTTGCCAGCCCAACACCAACAAGCGCCCCAGCCACTGTTGTTATTGTGGACATATTGTCAGCAACGTCATTCAAGGCACCGCTAACAGCTGAAGAAGTGAACGCATCCAGAGTTTGGGCTAAACTATCCAGCCCGCCAGACAAACCTGCCGTTGCGCCGGTAGCCTGATCAATGCCGCCAACCCATTGCATGAATGAGTTAGTAACCTTCTGCAAGGAACCAGAAACCGTTTGTGGTAAGCTTTTGAACTCATCTTGCAAATTATCTAACTGGCCTACCAGAGCTGGAACAACCTTATCAATCGTAAGCTGCCCCTGATCGGCCATGCTCTTGAGGTCTTTGCGGGCCACGCCCATTCCGGCGGCAAGTGCGCGGATAACGCGGTCACCGGATTCGTTAACAGCGTTAAACTCCTCGCCACGAAGAACGCCCTGTGCCAGCGCCTGGCTGAATTGAGTGATAACAGAACTCGCTTCCTGGGTGTTAGCCCCCGAAAGTTTGAGGCCGGTAGAAACAGCTTCGGTAATTTTCAGGACTTCATCGGAGCTATACCCGTATTCACGCATTGAAGCCGCAGCGCGGGAAAAAAGGTTTGCATTATCTGCGAACGCCGTCCCAGTTCTTTGACTTATCTCCATCAACTGACGCTGAGAAGCTGCAAAATCGTCAGCAGAAGATGATGCCTGCTTGAGTCGCGCGTTTACGGAGTTCCACTCGTCAGCGATCTGAACAATTTTCCCGGTAGCAAACGCTGCGCTAGCAGCCGCGGCGGCTTTCCCTGCTGATGCAAATCCCTTAGTAAGATCAGAAAGTGCCCTCTCGCTTTCGCGGGCAGCGGCTGCTGATTGCCTCCCTCCATTTTGCATGGTTCGGTAATAATCTGCACCCATTCGTGAGGCGCGAGCAATCTCACTCTGGAAAGATTGAGAGTTCGCGGAGATTTTAATTATTAGTTCGCGTAGAGCCGCCATCTCTTGTACCTTAATAATGAAAATAGAATAGCCACTTGGACTAACAAATCAGAGGCTTGGCTTTTTTTTGCACATGGAGACATATATGTTGAGCTTGAACTTTGAAGTTCCCGGCAACCCGGATGACTACTACGAAGTTAGGGAAAAGGAAGACGGAACGCTTTCCTATAAGCCTAACCGATTAAAAATTAGAGGGTTAGCAAAAACTCAGTGTGATTATTTTGATTATATATCCTCTTTAGGTGAGAATATTCACATAGCCACACTTGAGAGCAATGATGTCATCAACGAATTTTTTGAAAATGAGCCGGAAGAGGCTCAAATTTCTATTTACAATACTCTTTCCGAAGAATTTAACGCTATTACTGATACCATTTTAGATAAAACTTCAGAATTGAATGCGCAGGCACAGCAGACAGAAAATGTAGCAGAGAACATAGGTAAAGTTATAGGGGCTATAATCCTTATAGGCTTTATAGTTTTTATATTATCGCAAATAAACTAAGTTACGGGCGGTTTACCGCCCTAATTTGATGCAGCAATTAAAGCCGCCTCAAACCCTGCAAACGGGTCCTTCGGTGCTGATTGCTCATCACCACCCCAGCGCAGGATCGCATCGTCCAGCGGTACTTTTGCCCCCTGCGAGCCGTAGATGGCAGAGACGAGCTGGGCTGCCTGAATGTCGCCACGGATATCGCCAACCGGACTTTGCCTGTCGTACTCAATCCACATCAGAAGCTCGCTTGCCGTCATATTCTGTCGAAGCTCTGAGAGCGTGCGCCCCATACGGAGCGCAAGCGACATCAGAAACTTTACGCCGGGGGTTGAGACTTTTCCCGCGCTTCGTCCGCGTTATTGATCAGGTCAAGCGCCTGTTTGAGAAGGCGTGAATGGACGGGGCCGTAGATTTCACGCACCTGCTCTTCTTCGTCTACGCTGAATACCGGTTGCTTATCGGTGTCGCACAGGACGTCAATGAAGAGCACCACGTCAGCGCAAAGATTACGGTGTGCCTTTTCCGATACCGACACATTTTCATCATCAGTACCCGCTTTCACCACCTCCTGCCAGCGCAGCCAGGCTTCACCTGACGGCTCACGCAGAACCACTTTGACGCCCTCCCACTCATGAACGGCGACCGTCTTATGACGAAATCCCGACATCTTAGCCAGGGCGAGATTTTTAATATTCTTCATGAGACCTCTCAGGATCCAGATTCGATGTTTTCAGGCTTACCTTTCAGGCGCAGGGAGAACGTTGCCGCCACTACGCCGTTGGTACCGGAAGACCAGGTGTGCTGGCGGATTTCAGCCAGGAACTTAAAGCCCTTGCCGGACGGGAAGATAACCTGGAACGCGTAGGTCGTATCGTTGTCATACGCTTCACGCAAGGCGTCCTGCGCCGGATTCTTGTAGAAGTTACCGGATAGAGAGATTTCTGACGGAGAAGGCAGGCCGTTGATGTTCTCCTGCTCGGTAGAGCAAAGCGTTGTTACGTCGATATCCTGCTTCTGACCACCGGTGAATTGAATTTCCTTGATGGTGCAACTCAGATCGAGCAAGGTTGCGGAGTCCATCGTTTCCTTGGTGGCTGGCAAGGAGGAAATAAGGATCTTCGTCAGTTGCGATTTTTCATAAAGTGCAGACATAGCTGTCTCCTGGAAAAAGAAAACCCGCCATTAAGCGGGTTCATTGGGTGAATGATTTATCAAGGTGTAACTTTAAAATCCAGGGTGGCACGGTATAGCCGATAATATGGCTCGTACCCGGGGATTTTTACCACCTCTGTAGGGTTTAACTGCTTAAGCGATGCGAGCGCCAAATTTCTCAGGGATCGTGATTCAGTGATCGTTGTGGCATACACATCGACCTGAACGGAAACCCTGCTCTCTGCCTGGCCACACAGTACGTCAGCGGAAACATCATCGACGATGGAAAAGATAATCCAGGGTGGAGAGACAGACGGTTTCCCGTCACTACCTAATGGCGCAACATAGGGATATACCCGTCCTTCTGCCAGGGGAGAAAGCAAAGCGTAGATATCATCTTCATTCACTTGCTCAACACCTCATCAATAGCCTGATTCATCCTAGCAATGGCGACGCTGGCGGCCTCTTCCTCGCGCGTATCGTAAGCGGGTCGCACAAAAGGATGCGCAGGCATGTTCGCAGTGCCAAGCTCCACAAAGCGCCAGTAAAAGGCGTTTCTCGGGTTACTCGCCTTCATTGTGTTGTCGCTATTACCGGTTCGCATGTTGCGGCCACGGATGTGAATACCGGAAGAAATTTCCCCGCGGCGGCGGCTTTTTTGGGTCACCACCACCACGTTTTTTTTCAGTTTGCCGGTTCGTTCAGGTGCCCTTTCTATCACCTCATCTTTCAGAACCTCAGCACCAGCTCGAGTGGCATCACGCAGAACTTTGTTGTTTTCGGCACGGCTCAGTAATTCCAGATCGCGGGATATCTCTTCAAGGCCAGAAAAATCCAGAGTGATATCAATCATTTTTCCGCTCCATTTTTACAGAGTATTTCCAGCCTGGTGGCTTTACTGTCGGGTATGGGGGGGCTGATGATATTCAGTACCGCGCCTTTAAATGGCCCTGTGAGCACCTTTAATCTTGACGCAGCAGTCACATCACGCCGGAAACGGACCCACACCCGGATCGTTGCCTGCGCCGTTTCCGCCCCCGATTGCAACTGCTCCCTGCCACTGATACCCAGCACTTCCGCCCATATGGTCTTTCCCTCCTGCCACTCTTCAACCGGCTGGCCTGTCGTATCGCGAAAAGAAGAAAAGTTCAGGATAGTGATACGATGGCGTAATCGACCTGCCTGCATAATCCCTCCTACGTTCCCGGTCTTTTGCGGTGCTGTTTGAGAATCGCCTCAACACCGAATGGAATAGTATTGACGCTGTCGTGACTTACTGGCTCTCTGTTCTCATACCAGTGCGATACAAGCAACATCAGGGCCAGCTTGACATCGTCATCAATTACCAGTCCATCCGGGTCATCTTCCGGAACAGCGTCATCATAAAGATGGCGATTAACAATTTTTTCGGCATGTTTCAGAGAGGCATTAAGGTACAGTTCCAGCATTACATCTTCGGCATCGTCATCACTGTCGATGTGGCATTGGTAGCGAAGCTCTTGTATGGATGGCTTCATTTGGTTTTCCCGCGTTTTGTTACCGCTGGCTCTGGATCTGACTCTGCAGCGACATGAACATCGCCACCACCAAATTTAATAATGCGAAGTTCGGCAGCAATTTCCTCAGCGCGAGCAGGTAGCTCACCGTCCGAATACACCCCAGCGGGAATGGATTCGACAATACAACCATCTGGGGACCACTTAAGTTCACGCAGTAATTCAGGCATAAATCACCTCGAAAATCGGGGCCGAAGCCCCACAGAATTAAGCGCCAGTGCCGATCTGCAGCAGTTTAATGGCCTGAGAATCCACCAGCATTCCCCCGGTGCGTTTGGTGGTATAGAAACCAACGAATGGTTTTTTGGTGTAGGGGTCACGAAGAATGCGGGTGCCGATGCGGTCAACAATGGTGTAACCACGCTTGAAATTGCCAAAGGCAATTGCTTTAGCATCAGCCGCGATATCCGGCATCTGTTCGTTCTCTGCCACACCGTACCCGGCCAGAGAGGAAGGCTGACCCAGTTCCAGACCAGGACGCCACAGGTAGTTGCCTTCTGAATCTTTCAGGATTCGGATAGCAAACAGACTGTTGTTGTTCATCATGAACTTAGCGCCATTACGATGCACTTTACGCAGCGTGTAGACCAGTTTGATGATCGCATCAGCCGTTACGCCTGCCGCAGCGCCAGAGAGAATGTGCTGGAGAGTACCAAATGCACGAGTCTTGTCCGGATCAAGCGTGGAAGCGTATGCCAGAAAACCTTTCGGCTTCTTCGTCCCGTTACCGCTGGTAAAGGCGATTTCTTCCTGCTCTGCAAACTCAATTACCAGTTCGCTGTTGATCCAGTCTTCGACATTGAAAAAGGCATCATCCAGCATGGTTTGAGTCGCCTGCGGGTTACCGTAAATTTCTCCCATGAACGGTTCAATCTGACCGAGTTTAGACGCATCGGTTTCCGGGCGGGCATCAGTTTCACCAACCCAGCCGGAAGCCGTACCGCCGAGATTAACCAGTTTTTTATAGTTAGCGCCGCCGACTGTGATGGTTGTCGCCTCCTGGCGCATCACCACTTCATCTTTCAGAAGATTAAGGATCGTGCGATCCAACTCTTCCGGCACGGCGTAGCCACCATCTTCATCCACACCGACCTGCAGAGCTTTGCGTTCAAGTTCGCGCAGCCCGTCATCTTTACCCTTACGCATAAAGCCAATGAAAGCGGTTTTATGTTCGCTTGCGGCTTTGCTCTGAGGACCACCGGCTGGACGTTTAACCTGCTTCAGTTCCTCTTCCAGCGCAGATTTAAGCTCATCCAGTTCAGACAACTTGCCGTTTAAGGTTTCAACCTCCCCCGCCAGCTTGCCCTTTTCCTGTTCAACTGCTTCCAGGCGCTTATCGTTCTTTTCTTTGAACGCATCAAACTTCGCCTGCAGTTCCTGCGCGACCTGCTCTACGTCTTTAACGTCAACTGACATAATTAACTCCTGATTAAAATTTGATGTTTTTCAGTGCATCCAGTGCGGTACTCACTTCATCAACATCACGCTGTGAAAGTGAGCTATAACCCCCGGCCATGAATGCTTTAGCCTGGGTGCGTGAGAGCCCAACATCGCGCAGGACTCGCTCAATACTTTTTTGAGAAGGGATTTCTCCGCGGGAAAATGCGCTTTTGACATCACTTACACGCGCTTCATCGTTCGACGGAAACGTGACGAGACTGACTTCCCACAGGTCGATCTCTTTGAGAAGGAACACGCCCTTAACACGGTCGAACTCCCAGTCTTTCAGCATGTAACCAATAGAAAGGCCAGTTAAAGAACCGGCCTTCATGTGGGCGTGTGCGCGTTTCGAAAGGGGATCGTCATCAATGAGTAACCGGCCTTTAACATAAAGGCCAACCTCATCCTCTTTCATCTCAGTGTAAATACCGATGGGTTCATCCATACGGTGCTGCCAGAGTAATGCAGGGAGAGCATTCTTTTCTTTCCATGCCTGAAGGGAGGCCGAAAAAGCGCCTGGCACGACAACATCATCGTAGCTGTCCTTTACGCCAAAAACAGAGCCATAGCCTTCAAACTCCCCGCTGTCGCTGACAGACTTTAGCTGTAGCGGAATGTCCAGCCGCTGTTTAGTCATCGGCATTATGTTGTTCCTCTGTTGTTTTGTTCTTGCTGCTGTCTGACGGCTTCGTCGTCATGTTCATTGGCGTAAGGTAAATATCTCCGCCTGCGCGTGGGTTAAGTTCTTCAAGTTCCCGGCAGTCATTTGGTGAGTAAATACCCCAGTTAATGCCTGTTGAATACGCCTCAAATCGCGACTTCATATCCCCGCGCAGCAATGCGCCGGCATTGAATTTTGCGTAGTACACACCCTGCTTTGATACCTTCACCAGCCCAATGTTGATTCGCTGCTCAATGCGGGTCATATACGGAACGAGTGAATAATTGATAAACCCCATGCCGAGGTTTTCAATATTGTTAAACGTAGAGCGGTCAGTGTTCTGCACCATGTGCATCGGCACCCGGAACAGGCGGCATATTTCCTCCAGCTGAAATTTTCTGGTCTCAAGGAACTGACTGTCTTCCGCATTGAGCGCCATCGACTTCCAGTCCAGTCCCATTTCGAGAATCATTGGTCGGTGCGCGTTGCTCAGCCCGAGGTGACGATCCTCAAAATCCTTTTTCAGCCTTGCGTAAGCAGCATCAGTGAGCGTTTGTTCAGTACGGAGTACGCCGGAGGTAACCGCGCCATTTGAGAACAACCGCGCCCCATGTTCCTCTGTTGCCATTCCCAGAGATATTGCTTCTCTTGCATAGGCTATGGGGTTCAGCCCCACCAGCCCGTCAAAGGTAAGCGTTCTGACATGCCAGATATCATCCTGCCCAAGCACATCTGTTGAGCCATCGGGGAATGTTACCTGGTAAACCGGCTGCCACTGGCTGTTAAGCTTTGGTTCAACACACCCAGGGTCAATGGGAAGAAGCTCCACCACCTCGCCAAGCGCTTTAACTTTGTAGGCGTAAAAATTACCGCGAAGACAAAGACAGACAATGACCAGTTCCCAGAACTCCTGGGGGGTCATGTAATCATTTGGCTTCATCGTCAGTAATTTATGCAGCCTTTCAGAAGTCGCTTTTTGTTTACTGTTTCCGGTTATCTTGTACAGGTTACAGGGCAGCATGCCCATCGACTCAGCAAGAACCCTGATACAACCGAAAACTGCTGTAAGCCGCATGGCTTTCTGGCTGCTTACCCTTTTCCCTGTATAGGTGTCGTAAGTCATTCCCACTGCTTCAGCGAGTTCTGCCGGAGTAGTGACAGGGGTGTCACTTTTTTTGAACATTCCGGGGAAAAACATCAGTCAGCCCCTCCTCGCAATGTTTTCCGGGACAGCGAAAGCGTGCGGGAAACCAGCCATGACCAGATAAGGCAAAGCATACCCGCACTGATTAAGCCTCCTGGCGGATAAATCATCCATACACCAAACGAAAGCAAAATAGCGCCCATCACCCCGATCAGTGGGGCGAGAATCATCAGGATCATAACTGCCTCTTTATAATGAACGGACGCCGTAACTTTCCAGATGGTCAGAGAGGCTGTCCTGTTGTTCGCCGCCGTTTACAAGCATGCGGCTCATTGCGGTAAACAAGGCGGCAGGCCCGTCTATTTTCGCTTCTGGAGTGGATTTGTTCGGAAAGATATTGTCGTTTTTGTCAGGCTTGACGGTGACGTTAGACATCATCCAGTTCATAACCGGATGATTGCTGTGATGAAAACGCCCGCCATAAACCAGAGACTCCACCTCTTTCATTGACTCAGAAAAGTTTCTGACCGTCTGCGGAACCTCCACCAGCGGTACCCCCTCTTCTGCCAGAGCCAGGCTAAACTGCGTTGCGCTCCAAGGGTCGAATCCTGTTTCCTTCAGGTTTTCGCCACTAATCCATTCCAGAAAATCAGCTTTAATCTGCGCATGATCGATAACATCACCATCGGTCAGTTCCAGCTTCCCAAGCTCAGCCCATTTGCGATACATCTGCGCCATTTGAGCGGAACATTTTTCCAGTCGTCCTTCGGGTAACCAGAATTTAAAGTCTGCGTGCGCATGACCGTTATCTGCCCGCCAGAGTTTTACTGCTGCGCAAATATCAATCTTGTGGGCCAGATCCACGCCAGCCCACATCGGGTAGGTTTTCAGCTCATGACGGGGGGCTATGAACTCACATTTTTCCCACTTAATCATATCCATCCAGGCTGACTCAGCGGTTACACAGATATTCATGTGTTTGGTGAAGAAGTTAACCCTGGCAGAAACCTGTTCTTTGGCCTTCTTAGCCAGGCGGCGAAGATCATCCCAGCGCTTACAGATACCCAGCCCGGGGTTAGCCTTTTGCCAGACCGTTTCATCAAACGGATCATCATCTTTATCCAGGGTGAAGATGATGGCGAAAAAGGTGTCATCCTTCACCGCGCCTTCCACTTCGCTGTTATAGCCACGCAGCACCTTAATGGCATAATCGCGCAGCTCGTAACAAATCCCTTCTTTGTTAAACCCGGCTGTCGTTATGCCAAACAGAAGAGACTGCAATCGTGCGCCGGTTGCAGTCTCCAGAACGTCCCAGACATCACGGGTCTTATGCGCATGAAGTTCGTCGACGATGCCACAATGGATATTGAGACCATCAAGATTGTTGGCATCAGAAGAAAGCGGTTCAAACTTGGATGCTGTCTGCTCCTGGTAGATCGCCAGTTTATTGAATTCAAACAGTCGCCCCAGTGTAGGTTTCGCTTTTTTAACCATGTTTTTCGCATCTTCAAAAACGATGCGAGCCTGATCCCGCGTTGTCGCTGCGGAATAAACCTCTGCCCCGCCCTCACCATCGGCGCCTGCCATATAAAGACCAACGCCAGAGGATAATGTCGATTTAGCATTTTTACGGGCAACTTCGTTATATGCCGTGCGAAACCTGCGGACCATTACCGGACGACCGCTGCCATCATTACGCAGCACAACTTCGCCTGTTTCTTCATTTACCAGAGGTATAACAAAACCGAAGATGTTGATCAGAATGAAAACATGCCAGTCCATCAACTCAATCGGCTGGCCTGCCAGTGCTCCTTTAACATGAGGCACGAATTTATAGAAATTGAGGATGTGCTGTGCGCGGGGCTCGCTGAAATAGATGCCACGTTCTTCACCGTGCTTCAGATCATCAAGAAATCGCTGACAGGAAAGACGGACAAATTCACAGGCAATAACCTCCCCGGCAACGACGCGTTCGGCGTAACGTATGCCATCAGTAACTTTTGCCATCAGTCCCTCGAATTTAGAAATTGACTTAACAGATCATCATCGTCTGGTTTGTCTTTACTGACCTTAGACCTGCTGGAAGGAGTCATACCAAACTCCGCTAACATCGCGCGAAGTCGCTTCCAGGCATCAGCTTTCATCATGGCTGCCGGATGCGGCTTGATCATGCGTATTTCACGTTCTTTCCCTTCATCAGCATCATCGTCGCTGTATACCGCATAGGTATAACCTTCCCGATCCAGCGTTTCACAATGATGGCGGTATTCCGTATATGCCTCTACCAGCAACTCCAGAGCCCTGGCATCCAGCTGAGATATGACGCCAATGGCATCAAGTTCTTCGGCCATCCGCTTAAACCAGTACTTCCCCTGCTTGTCGAAATGCTTGGGAATTGGGGGGACCCCTTTAGGTGGCTGCGGCTCGTTTTTGTTGATTGGTCGTTTGGAAGGGTTACCCCTCACCAAACGCAGATGGGTAGGGGTTTTCGGCGGTCCTGACATAATCGAAAACTCCTATTAATCATCGGCTGGGGGAACCCAAAAAAAGTTTTCTAACCTGCGGCGATGTGAAGAAAGGCTAGGCGGCGGTCCTTTGGGCTCTCGGCTACAGGGATTTGACCTCCCCCTCCCCTCCTCGCCCATTGATGATAATCACTATCATTTGAAGCGTTCGCGCCCTGTTTTCGAGCGGTGGCAAGGCCAGCACAGGCTTTCAAGGTTCGAATCATCATCGGTCCCCCCATGCGCCTTAGCCTTGATATGGTCAACGGTTGTGGCCGCGACAGCGCGTCCAGTACGCAGGCAGTTCTGACACAGATGGTTGTCACGCTTCAGGATACGGGCTCGTTTGATATCCCACTTACTGCCGTAGCCACGCTCATGGCGACTCTTACCCTGCTGGTGCTGTTGCCAGCCCTCATTGCGATGCTGCTCACAGTAGCCTGAACGGTCAGTAGTCGTACCGGGACAACCTCGCTTGCGACATGCGCGAGGGATTAACGCTGGCATGGTTCAATCCTCACGGAACCGTAAAGCGTTTGCCGCTTCACTTCACCGTTATCTGTCGTCATATAACCACGCTCATCGAGAACAGCAGCGATTACTTCGCCCTTCTCATCGTCAGCAGTGAAGACATGTTTAACTTCAATACCATCGAGAAAAACAGCGTATCGCTCTACACCGAGATTAATCTTCCTGCCGGGATCGTCATCTAATACAGTGAGACGCATATGACCTCCACAGGCTATCGACGGCACTGCTGCCAGATAACGCCACCGGGGAAACATTCCATCATAATGGCCTTGCGGACATGGGAAGTTAATTCATCCATTGCTTTCTTGTCTGCTGCCATTTGCTTTGCGACATCCAGCGCCGCACATTCAGCAGCATTTTTCAGCGAGTTACCAAGCACCGCTTCGAGATTGGTATCGACGCCAGAGTTAACTTCGAATTTGTCGGCGCTGATGGTTACCTGGTTCTGTGCCGGTTCATCACTGCGAGCACCAAAATTGATGTTGTAGATATTGGTCACCGGCTGAGGCTTTTCTAATTCGGCAGCGCGGATAGAACCACCAGCGATATTGGCTTCCTTGATGAATACCTCACCGTTCTTCACAACAAATGGTGAGGTATCAATCTCAACGCCAAGCGTCATCGAAGTGCAATATTGCTGCTTACCAAAACGCGTATTGACCAGATGTTCAACGGCAAATTTCTGACCTTCTGACGTCAGAAAGGTAAAGTGATTTTCTTTCTGGTATTCGGTTGCTGTGTGTCTGGTTTCAGCAAAACCAAGCTCGCGCAATTCGGCTGTGCCAGATTTAGAAGGCAGATCACCAGACAGCAACGCGCCACGGAAAAACAGCGCATAAAGCACTTCATTAGCAGCGCCAGATAGCGTAATGATTTTGTTACTCATGGTATTTTTCCTTTTACATGTGGATGTGTGATACGCATAAAAAAGCCCCGCTATTGCGAGGCCTGGGGTTATTTGTATCGCGACCCACTACCTGTGAATGACAAACAGCGATTTACATTTAGGGCAAAGTAACGCCTGTTGCTGGCGTACTTTCGTGGTCGAGTGTGTGGATTTATGTCCACATATCGGACACGTGACAGTCATATTGGCTACAAGCCCAACACGCTGCATTGCGTAATCGAAGAATGACATGATGGCTGACCTTTTAATGAATGTGGTTTATCATACCGCATTCCGTTCAATTATTAACCAATTACTGTCGTCCAACTAGCAAATGTGGATGCATAATGTACTCATGCTCAATAGCCAGTACATGCTTATTTTCTTTCATCTGGCGACTGCTGATTGCGAAGCTAATTGTTGGTTATTTGACTCTCTCACCGAGTCATGAATCCGCTCACACGTCATTCCAGCGCGGTAGCTTTCGTCAGCTCGTCCAGCATAATATCGAGCTTCTTCTGCAAGGCGTCCGAGCATGTCGGCGAGCAATCCTGCGTCGGCTCCGGCTGTTTTGCTTCTGACGGCAGCGGCAAGATCTGCGGTGTGCTTTGCGGCGTCCAGGCGGGCGGCAAGCTTTGTTGCTTCGGTACGCAACTGGCTAACAGTGGCAGACAGGCCAGCAGCAGTGGCAGCAGATTTTGCGGCTTGTGCTTGTGCATCTTTTACAGCCTCATCACGGGCAATAATTCGCCCTTGTTCAATCATGCGGGCGGCAGTCTGCGCGTTCGCGGTTTGCGACGATTCCACACCGTCACGCTCTGCCCACTTCTTTTCCCAACCGCGGCTGCTCCATACACTACCGGCGATGAATGCAACGGCCACCAGCAACGAAATAGCAATGAACTGATAGCGCAGGTTCACTGGTCTATCCCCCAGCACGTCAGCGCGCTTTCCTGATCCCGCCGTTCTACCTGTCCGTAGCAACCATTCTTCTGCCCTTTGGTCAGGCGACAATCGCGGCCACCGTCTTTTATCCACCAGCGGATCGCTTCACAGGCTCCTTTACGGTCGCCAGCATTGATGCGCTTATAGAACGTAGACGGGAAACATTTTCCGGGGCCGATGTTGTATGGACAGAAAGACGCGATCCCGGCTTTCTGTGGTTCGGTCAATGGTACCTTGATATTTCGCTCAACCCACGCCAGCGCTTTGTCGCGTTCTATGGCGTTTACCTGGGCGCATTTCTCAGAAGACAGCTTCATGCCCTGAACTACTGGCTTACCATCAACCATCGTGGCGCCACGGCAAATGGTCCAGAGTCCGCCACCGTCGCGGTATGCCGTAAGGCTATTACCCTCTTTCTCATTAAGAAACTGATCGAGAATAACGGGCGCGGAAGCCCCGGCAAGAATCAAACCAACGACCGCTGCGCTCAGTTTATTCTTCAGCTTTGGTGACATTGCCATTAAGCCGGTCCTCCCTTTCCTTTTTCCGGTAATACCAGTTCACTGCACAGGTGATTACCGTGCATGCGATACCGACAATAATTGCCCAGTCGCTCAGGCTTAACCCTGCAATTCTGTCGGCCAACATCCAGGACACCTCTTTTGCTGTTTTAGCTGTTTCGGCGTATGCCTTCGCTGATACACCGCAGCCGGTCAGCGTGGTTCCTGTTCCATATGAAAGTCTGCTGTAAATGGTGCTCATTCTGGTCATAGCCTCACCTCCGATTTTTCGGATGGCGCTGTAATAGTGGGAAGTTAGCCATAATTTGCATAGCTGCCATGTAAGTCAGCCCGCTTAGCGTTAAGCCATGCCATTAGCTCGGATAAATCATAAGAATACTTATGCCAACGTCGACCATTGCGCTGTATGTGAGCGACGTACCCACCGGATTTAAATGCGCATATGCCTTTTGGAAAGTAGGGGTCACCGTTGCTTTGCTTCCTCCTGTTCCAAGAGTTTTGACTCAGGGTGGCTAACCTTAGGTTCTCAATGAGATTGTTAGTCTTATTCCCATCGATATGGTCTATGCAAAACCCATCAGGTATCTCGCCGCGCGTGACTCCCCAGATAAATCGATGCAACTGGAATTTTTTATTTAATACGGTGATGACCAGATACCCAGATGGATGCATCGTGACCGCGGGAAATTCCCCGGACCTTTTCCGCCCAATATTTTTCTTACATATCAAAAATGATGGCGAACCTGGGTGATAGGAAAAATAATCTTCGTATTTGATTTCCATGCGTGACCCTTTAGTGAATAAGTCTCGTTGCCCAGAAACACCGCCCACAGAGAAGCCGCCGCTTATAACGGTGGTCCTCCGAGACTCATTCCTGAAAGGCTCTGTGTTGCTGAAGCGCCGGGCATGGCGCTGTGTGTGATGAAAAGGTCAGGCTTCACGGGCTGGATTTATCAACAAAGCACGTAGCGGATGATTCCCGTGAGCCTGAAATAGAAAAGGCCACGCAAATGCGCAGCCTGTAACCAGAAATCAATATTGTCTTTACATCAATTTTTCTTAAGGTTAAATTCTTCTGACAAGTTGATGAAAGACAACTTGAATATTAGCTATTTGTTCTCTGTTATGCCCGCAACCCAATGCGGGCTTTTTTTCGCCCTGCTAAAAGTTCCACCGTTGTGAGCCTTTTTGCTATGCAATAATGGATGCGTGGTGCCGGGTGTCTCCCGGTGATCCTTTGGCTGACAACCCATGCCTCACGAACATTTCACAACGGGATATAGAAAAGGCCATGCATTTGCATAGCCCTGAAAGATGTTTATGCTTTATTAATTCGCTGGAATATCTGGCATGGCGCGATCCATAGAAGAGCTAATTAACGCCTTAATAGCGTTGCATACCTGATAAAATCCACCCAGCTGAGATGAGACAGAAAAACGGGAGACGTCGTCTCCTGAGCCTACTTCAGCATAAAATGATGAGTTCTCATACCAGAGTGAGATGCTTACGCCCTGCCTGTAGCCACCTGTTAGCGGAGAATCATCAAGAGTGGTTGCAATCACGAAATTCAAGTGGTAACGGCTGTCCATATTGAGTTGGGGGATTAAGACAGGAAAGAACTTCCCCTCCTCCTCCCAAATACCAATGTCCACATAAGGCCATCTTGTTCCGTCAGAACCAGTCCACTCACGAGATGTAAGATCAAGAGAACCTGAATACTCTCGTAGTAGTTCGCTCGCCTTCTCCTGAAGTTTATCCTGTAACTTCCATTGCGCCTCGACCAGTTTAGTGCGTTTTTCTTTCAGATCCTTAAATGTTAATTCCATGCCACTCTCCAGACAACTTTTGAAAGGAATCTGCATAGTAACTCACCCTGAAAGCACATGGTTATATTTCACTTACACTGAGTGCGGAAAGCAAAAACCCCGCCGAATGGCAGGGTTCATAATCAGTTTCATTTGGATGCACGTATCCATGATTAGAAGCATACACGACAACTTCGGACAAAATCAAGTCCTGCGTCGCGAAAATGCTAAATATCACGCGTATCGTCACACAAACTGGTCATATACTGAAAAGCTGAATCAGCTTTACGTTCTTCCCTGCGACAGATATCTACCAGCGATTCCATAAACGGTTTCCAGTTGCGGGTCCATGTTCTGACGTGCAGATCCGGGACACGCTTCAGAATCGCTTTATATGCCGCAGTAGACGGCACCGATGAAAAACCGTTTCCAGAGCAGCGCTCACAGGTTTTAAACACCGGCGCACCACGTTCTGTTGTCGCGATGCGGTCGAGCACCTCCCCCTTTCCACCACAACGGCATCGGGCGCTTATCGTTCCTTTCCCTTCACAAGCGTCACAGACAGCAGGCACAATCTCTGTAACTTCTGTCCACAACTCCCAGTCTGACGGACGAACTGCGCGAGAGCAGCTGGCCCAGTATGGTGCTTTACCCCACGGGTAAGATACTTTGCGCGTGGTTTGTGTGCGGGATGTTCTCCCGCTGCCGCTGCAGGTGTGACACATCACGCTGGTGGCCGCCGAACGCGAGTATTCAGCAAAGGCAAATTGCGCCAGCATCAGCATGCACCATCCCAACTCACCATCGGCTGCTTTGCGCACATTCTTTGGTGCCGTCTCCATTGCGTGGCGTGCCAGCGCCTGAACTGCGAGCTGCTCATCGCTTTTACTGATCCCGGTCTTACCAAAGAAGGCAGCCAGACCAAACCGCGCGCGGCTGCTGGTGGTACCAATGGCCGCCATAACATCAGTGCCGGTGATACGATCCGGAGAGGTTCCTTTCACGTCGTCGCTGATGTGCATTCCCTGAGGGCTGAAATGTTTGAGTGATGCTTCCAGTTTCATTGGGTAGTGTCTCCCTTCTCGGCAGTGCCAAACCATCCAGGATGCGCCCACTGAATATCGGTAACTTTATGGCCTTTCCCCCATAGCGATATCGATCGCATTGCAACGTAGTGCATAATGATTTTTTCATGCTCTCGCCACTCATCATCAGGAGTGTCTTCAACAAATTCAGCGATGGCGTCAGCAATAAGACCGAAACACTCAGGGAAATCACTATGACCGATTGCGATGTCTTTTGCTGTTTCCTGAAGCTCCAAAAAACGCTGCTTGGTAAAGAGATACGACATTTCTCTAATTAGGCGATCCATTTTAATACCTCGTTGCGTTGGTGGCTTCCCACTCAATATCAAGTTCACTTTGCTGTTTGCCGGCCAAGTAATTGAAGGGCCCTTTATCACCCTCGATAAACTGGTGTGAGCGGGAATCAAAGTTAGCCCCTATGTCTCCGATCCAGCCCTCCCCTTCACGTTGTTTCAACAGGCGAATCATCGAGGCGGGCATTTGGATAGCAGTCTGTTCGTCCTTATCAAGACTCTCATACCCCATTCTTTCAGCTTTGCGCTGGGCCAGTTCGCGCGGGATATTACGCCAGACCGCCATAACGTTGTCGGGCATGTCAGTTAAAGCGCCAGTGCCTTTAACATCCATTTTCCCGGTCGGTGCCGCTTCGTTGGTTTTGCGGGCGTGCGTCACCAGAAGGACGTGACAGTTATGTTCGTTTTTGAAGTCACACAGGGTGTCGATAAATTCTTTCTGTCCGCCGTAGTCCTCCTCATCGAGCCCGCATTTCGCCAGGTTGTCGATAACGAACAGATCGATTCCATACCGACGCCGGGCATAGGCGAAGATTTCCAGCAGACGGCCAGCTTTCGCGGTGCCGGTGAGTTTGAACACCCACAGACGATCGGAGAACCATTCGTTCGTCATAACGATTTCTTCGCGCTTCGGTGATGCGGTACAGATAGTCTGCCGCGTCAGACGAGCCAACATTTTCCCTGGCTTCAGTTCCAGAGAGGCGATGCACGTCCGAATCCCCTGATTCATAGCAGCAACTGCGATATGGCCAACCAGTTCGGTCTTGCCGTGACCATTCACGCCATTTACCAGCGTCAGTTCTCCGGCGCGAAATTTGAAATTGTAATTCAGCGAGGTCCATGGGCTGGTGAACAAGCCAACATCGCGATGCTCAAACGCTTCAATGGTTTCCTGAAGTAAATCACCTGCCGAGCACAGTTCATCTGGATCGAAAAATTTAGCGCGTTCCATGTGCTCCAGGATGGACTCACTGTCCATGCCGCTCATCAGGCAATCGTTGATATCCTTGTGCGGGAGTTCAACCAGGCGGCAGCGATGCTCGCCAAGTCGTCTGGCAATTTCCTTTGCAGCTTCACGGCCGACATCGTCGTTATCCAGGCAAAGCCAGATCTCCTGAAAGCGATCCAGATTGTGGTACTCATATTCAATCCACTGCTGTTTGGCACCCTTGCCGCCGCCAAAGGGAACAGAAAGCGCGTCGTAACCAAGCTGCGTGAAAGTCATACAGTCAATCTCGCCTTCGCACAGAACAACCAGACGCGTGGATTTGTCCAGGGCCTGCCAACCAAAGAGACATGGCTCGCAATCCGCCTCAGCCATAATTATCTTTTTGCCGTTTGGTCTTTCAGTACCTATGCGTTTTACTTGCAGCAGTTCGCCATTCCGGATGTACGGGAATGCCACGGCGGGTACTTCTCGATTTTCTTCGTGATACCAGACCACCGCATCAGACACACGGAACAGATCCGCCGTCTCGCGGGTGATTCCTCGCGTAGCCAGGTAGTCGTAACAATTGCTCGCTTTTTTCACGCCCTTCTTCGTCGGCCTGGAGAATGTTTTTTTCTTCGCCTCGAAATGGTGATCGTCGTCTTTCAGACCGAGAAATTCTTTTGCCTCACGCATCGCATCATGCAGCTGGCAGTTGCGTACCAACACCCACAAATCAAGCAGATCACCACTGTCGCCGCTGGCGAAGTCTGCCCACGTTTTTTTGCCACCGATGTTAATTTTAAGGCTCTTTCCGGCGTCACCGTTGGTATTCCCAACACACCATTCTTTGCCTTCCAGGTGACCTTTTGGCAGCAGGTACTTTGCAACCCTTTCGGCGTTGTCCCATAATTTTTCTGAAAGTTCGGCGGGCGTCATGCTCACTCACTCCGTAAATCAAATTTAACAAAACACCATGTCACGAATTCCTCGCTCAGAACGCCGTGGTTATAACCTGCAATCAGCACGCTCTTGAGGAATGGTTTCATTGGCGATACCCACCGCGCTTCATGCGCTCGATAGCGGCCTGGTTGATAAATACCTCCGCTGTTCCATCTCCAGATGGTGTGCACCATGACCCAGCTGGCGGTTGACTTGCGGTCAGCGTTTCGTTTTCAGCTAGTGACATTGCGGGCTTGTTGGGCACACGATCCGGGAACAATCCCTGCCAGCCTCCAGCAATTGAGCGTCGGATCACTTCATCGGCATTCTGATGGCCTGCAAGCTGCTTAGCCTGGTATGCGCAGGTTGTTTCCGTCAGCGGTTGACGCTTCTCCCGGCGAAATTTAATCCAGTCCAGCCAGATTTCAGCGCTGACGTTTTCAGGTTTTAGCCATGCAGGGTCGAAAGAAGATTTTTTCTGGCGCTTTGCGCGCACTTCTTGTGGTTCATGATCTTTTACTTGTGGATCATGTTTTAAACCTTGTGGATCATGTCCCCCAGAATCTGACGGGTCAAAATGGTTGTTTTTGCCAGAATCTGACGGGTCAAGTGCACTTGAGTCACTCATTTCTGACGCGTCAAAATCTGACTTGTCAGAATCCGATACGTCAGAATCTGACGGGTCAAAATGGTTGTTTTTGCGTCGTTCCAGACGAAGAGCAGATCTCTCCCGAAGTGCAATTTCTTCAAGTTTTTCGACATTCAGAAAGTACATATTTGATGTATTGCGGTTACCATTCCGGCGATTCTCACGTCGAAGCCATTTCTCTGATTCAAGTTCAGCAATGGCTGTTCGTATGGTGCTCTCCCCCGCGCCAAGTTGGCGGGCAATGGTTTTTATGCCAGGATAGCTTTTCCCATCATCACTGGAATAATCAGCCAGGCGTACCATAACCATTAGCCGCGTCCCCTTGACACCAGAAACAGCGCAGGCATCCCAGACATAGCCCTGTAGTTTGCTGCTCATGATGTTAACCTCTTGAAATACTGTTGAAACTTCCAGACCGGTTGCATGCACTCATGCGGGTATCCGGGCCGAGTGAAATAAACCTGCTGCTTTTCCCGGTTCCATCCGGTGACATGCACAACAACACCTCGCGGATCGCGATAATCGATATCGAGTGACTTAATCGGATCTTGTGATGTGTTCGCGTGTGACATGTCACACCTCTGAGGAGGGATGTGGGAATAATTTAGGTTTATCCGGCCTTAACTCATACGCTGGGATTCCAGTCAAAGCTGAAACATCAGGCACATGATCCACCCCAACAACACCAACCTTCCTCCAGCGAGAAACGGATGGCTGCTTAACACCTATCGCGCGGGCTAAAGCATTAACCCCGCCAGCAGCGTCAATAGCTCTCTCAATTGCTGATTTCATTTTCTTTACCCACTCCATATGATTGCTATCGATTGATAATAGCAATTGCTATTGGAATGAGCAATAGACTTGTTTATCATGCGAGACTAGAATGCAATAGCGGAGGCTATAAAAATGCAAGAGAGTAAACTTAAGACACTGGCTGACAGACTTAATTACGCAATGAATGAGATGGGCATGAGCCAAGGGCAATTAGCCAAAGCAGCAGATATGGCTCAGCCAACCATATGGCGCATAACATCTGGCAATGCCAGAGGAACAACAAAAATCGTTGAAATAGCGAATGCTTTAGGTGTTCGCTCGGAGTGGTTGTCAAACGGGACTGGTCCAATGAGAGTTGATGCCAAACGAGCAACCTCCGAAATTACCAACAAAACAGACCCAAACATCTTCAGAGTTGACGTACTAGACCTCACGGTTAGTGCAGGCCCAGGAATAATTAACAGCGAATTCGTGGAGGTGTTGCGCTCCGTGGAATACTCAGTTGAAGATGCACGTCAAATGTTTAACGGACGAAAACAGGAACAGATACGCATCATCAACGTTCGCGGCGATAGCATGTCCGGAACAATTGAGCCTGGTGATCTGCTTTTCGTCGATATCAGCGTTCAACACTTTGACGGCGACGGTATTTACGCATTCATATACGACGATACGTCGCACGTTAAGCGTTTGCAGAAGATGAAAGACAAGCTCTTGGTTATCTCTGACAACCATACCTATCGACCATGGGACCCAATCGAGAAAGAAGAGATGAACAAAATATTCATATTCGGAAAGGTGATCGGCAGCATGCCACAGACGTACAGAAAGCATGGTTAAACCAGGGAAAAGACAATGACACTCCCAGCAACAGAAAGTGAATAGAGTCCAACCCGGCCGCCGTGCCGGGTTTTTATTTACCTCACTCGCTACCTATTCAGCTCCCCATAATTTCACAACGTTGGACGCTATCCGCAATTCAACAAATGCCAATACCTGTTTTTTATTTTTGATATCAATCACATAAAAAATAATAGCAATACATATAGCAATACCTATTGCAATAAGTAATAGCAAGTTCTATCATTAACCCATCAAGTTAACGTAGAGGTGATAGGAAATGACAGAAGCGATAAAAACATTTAAGGGGCTATCCACTCGCCCACGCGATGCTTTCAAGAATATGTCCTTAATCATTGAAGCTGCTAGTTTGTTATCTGCAACTAACGATGACAAGTATCGTGAAATCAGCGACACCCTCCTTGCATTTGTTTGTAATTATGCAAATGAGGCCCACCAGAACGAATCTGAGAAACGCCAATGAAAACCTTCAAAGGGCTCACCCTAGAGCCGGAAACCGCTTTTCGTCAGATAGCCGCGATGATTGAAACTGGATTAATTATTTCGGTTATCGATATAGAAGAAAAATCGGATCTTGGTGATTGTATTTTTTACTTAGCAAAGCAATACGCTGAGGCTGCTCATGATTACGCAATGGAGAATAGAAAATGAAAACTCCCGTCGAAATAGTCGAAAGTGTCGCAGCTGATATTGTGGAAAACACCTCGTTACTTGAGGTTATTTATCGTAACTACGAGCTTCCGCCAGAAGCCGATAACGCAATTGCATGCCTTATTCGCTCAATGCAGAAAACACTGGATGGTGTTAATGAATACGTCACTATGCTACCCCCGGAAAGCATTACCCGGAACGCCAGCGCCAATAATTCATCCGCAGGAGCAAGCAAGAGATTAACATCTGGCGTGCTTAACAACTGGGCTACAGAAGCCGGAAACTGCAAAATGGCGGTTTGTAATGCGATGGACTGCATTCCGCAGGAATTATCTGCAATAGGAACTCTGACTATCGTTTTTGAAAAGCTCGACGAGCTACAAGAAGTAATCAGCAAGAAAGCTGAAAAAATAAACTCGTAATTAACAAATAAATAATTAACGCCTTAACTGGTGTGGCATCACTCACCCTGAGGAAATGCAAATGAATATTATCGTCAGAAGTGAAATCGTGAATAACAAAGTCCATCCAGCCAATCAGGATGGCGACTTTCTTTACATAAATAAAGCCCACAAAACAGCAGAGTGTGCCAATAAATATGCGCATGAGCTGCGTGCTGAATTTACCCAGTTACTTATGCCCGCAATCACACGCACTGATGTGAAGGTAGCAGGAAGATTCACCTCGTTACTTAATGAGCTTTGCTTCATGACCCAAATGACCATGGAGAACACCTCAAAAAATGGGGGGGGCAATAATGACGTTTCTGAAAGATAAAGCAGCACACAACACAGCAAAACTTTTTGCCTCTTATGGAAATAGTTATCTGCATATTGCAAACCTTTTTCTGCGCAAGGCTTACGGGCGGTAATGACAATGAAAAACAACACCATTGAAATTTATCGCCGCCGCATTGCTATTGCGACATTAAATCGAATGAAGCGTAAGACAGGAGGTTATTGCCTATCCGTAAATATGCCCGATAACAATATTCAGGTTATCGAGATTAACGAAGAATCAATGATGAAACTTTTGCTGCGCTTCGAAAAACAGGCTCGGACTGAATTCAACACAGAAGCGGAAACATTTCTTCGCCAGACGTATATGAAAAGCGTCGATATCAATGGACACACCGAATATCTGACCGAAACCGGAAAGATGATTGTTGACGAGATTTTTGCGGAATTAATTAAACACGCGAAAGAGAAATACGTATGTGGAGGAATTAACTGATGGCCTCACAACAAACAATTATTCACGGAATGCAGATCCCCCCCCCCAGTCCTCAACGTGGATCTGCATGTGCTTCCGGATTTCACCGGACGCGTGGTTCTTTACATCGAAAAAGGGCGTGTGACATGCGACCGCCGGCTGCTCGACGACGAACATATTTGCGCACTGGACACTTTTATCGAAATGGCCCGCGAAGCCGGGTTACGTATACAGGAGCTAACTGGTGGCACTGACAGCAATTCGAATACCTGAACGCGTACACCTGCAGGCGATGCAGGTCCTGCTGCGATACCGGCGGAAACGAGTATATGCACGACGTATGCGACGCACCGGATTTCTCAGTCTGAAGGTTAATCCGCGCTGGCGGATGCTATCGAAAGACAATGGCCGCAATTGGGAAGTAATGAGTCATGAAACATATAACGGAGAATTAAAACGATGAGTACCAACAAAAACGACAACGTAAAGCAGCTAGTTGCCCGACTGAAAGAAATGCAGGAGCAGTCCGGTACGCACATCCCCGCGTGGATGCTCGATGAAAATCGTTACGGCAAAGGTACGCTGACAACTGAAGAACAGCATGAATGGGCTGAAACCGTTTGTCACTCCATGCGCGGAACTGTTGCCCTGCTTTACCTGATTGAATGTGAAAAACGCTGGGGCCTCCGAGACGGTGAGTATCAGTTTAAAACCGGTGAGTTTGTTTTTGGCTTAACGCGGGGGCTTATCGAGAACCTGCTTATTGAACACGTAGAAGGCGCACTGATCGAGCAAAAACCACAGGAAAGATATCTGGCTGTATTCAAGTTCTACTCCGCCAACGATCAGCGCATGAAAGAAGATGGTCATTCGTGGTTTGCAGAGTTTTTAGACGACATCTTTACGGATCTTGCCACTCGCGTTCGCGCTGGGGAAGTAACACCCGTTCAACACATTTTACACTGAGGGAAATAACGATGAATAACCAACTAATGACCTTCAGCTCAGAGGAACTCAATTTTTCTATGAGTGGAATTCTTTATGAGGGAAAACCAGCCTTTGACGCTGTAAAACTGGCTAAATCCCTCGGTTATACGAACCCAGCAAAAGCGCTGAAAGACCACTGCAAGGCGTTGATTAAACTTGATTATAACGAATCGTTAGAATTGGGTTTTGGTGAAAAACCGCGCGGTACTCAGCTTGCTGGTCAGGCTGATTTGTTCCGGCTTATCCTGCGCAGCCAGCTTCCATCCGCTGAACGTGTGCAGGACTGGGTTTGCGAAGATGTTCTCCCATCCATCATGACAACCGGAACTTACAGTAAAGAAGCGTCAGGCGTTCAATCAACACAACAGGAAATCAGTATGAACCATGACATTCTTTCACTGGCCCGCGTAGTGGCCGAAGCAACCGCATCAGCGACGATGAAAGCAGTAATGGAAGTGAGTGGCGCCAACCTGGTTGCTGCTTCGCCTGTATCTTCCTCTCTACCACAACGGCGCATTAGTTCGACTGAATTCGTGAATACCGATGCTGAGTTCGTTCCGGTGCATAAAATCTCGTGGGAAACAGGGCTTTCCGATCCTTCCTGTCGTCGGCTTGTTCGGTTCGCAAACCTGCCATCAATGCAATTACCTGGCGTTCGCGGTCTGTGCGTGCATCGTGAATCATTCCTGCACGCATTTCAGGTGCTGCTGGAAGAATCCGTTCGCCCAAGCGGTAAACGCAAGCGCTGGCAGCACCCTGAGTTTGGCGGCTTCATTCTACGTAAAGATCCGAAAGAGATCTTCGGGGAGGTGGAGGCATGATCATCCAGTCGAAACTCATTCGCGCAGCTCTGGTATGCGCTGCAAAAAATGATGTCCGTTACTACCTGAATGGTGTGCACATCACTCCGAAATATATCGAGTCAACTAACGGGCATGTAGCACTGCGCATGGAGCACGGCATCCGGACGAAGAAAAACATCATCGTCCAGTTTGAAGGACCGGTTCCGGCGAAAGCGGAAACCACTGAACTGGTATTCAACAAAGAAGCCTTTGCCATTCACCGCGACACGTTCGAGCGTCGGATCTCGATCACTGGCATCAAACTTGTTGATGGTCGTTTTCCTGATATGGAACGCGTCATCCCGAAAAAAGTGGATTTCAGTATCAATCCGGTTATCCAGGCTGAAAACCTCAGCTATCCGGAAAAGATGTTTGGTCGCGAGCGAAAGTTTATTCCCATCCAGTTACGCCCTTCCGGTGAGGCTGGAGCGGTACGCATTCAGTTCGATCCAGTGATCAACACTACATACGGTAACCCTGAGTTCGTCGTGATGCCATACCGTGATGATGCTTTCAAAATTGTTGAGGAGCATCTGGCATGAAAATCCAATACCAGGACTACGGCGCCGTGGCGAACATCGTTATCACCAGCACGGTGTTTGAATTCCGTAAACATAACCGGGTGGTAGACGCCACGCTGATCTGCACTCCAGGAATAGTTGCAAACCGCAGTGGAATGTTCTTCATGAAGACGGTTTTGTCCGGAAAATCCCGCGATATGTTGCGAGCCCACAAGACAATCCAGCGAGAGGCGGCACGATGAGCAAAATTCAGAACCCTGTAGTACTTATCTATAAGCGCGAAAACAGTGATACCTACGCCGTTGCGATTACCAGCGGCAGCCAGGACTATCACGATGCCATTCTGATGGCGACGATGGAACCTGACATGACCGGCGATGATGTGGATACCTGGAGCAAAACCGGTTACTACATGGCCACGGAGATTGAGCGACTAAAACAAGCCCTGTCTTCTGCGGAAAGCAACCTGATTGATTCTGAATGTCATGTGGCTGAATTGATAAGCAGCAGAGACCGTGCCAATGGGTTGATTGACACATATGACTGGCAGCACCAGCGCCTCCATGAAGCCGCTGAGAAGGTCATCAAATGGTGCAGACAAGAAGCGGAACATCGTACCGGTGATCCTGACAAAGCAGAAAACTACGCGTGCGTTAAAGAACTACGCGACGCATTAACTTTTTGCGAAAGCTCTGGAGGTATCGGGAAGAAAACTCTGACTATCTCCCTGCCAGATATCACGTCAAAGGCGTTCTGGAGCGATACCGGGAAAAGCGAAGTATTCCATCCGGAAACCTATAAGCGCTGGGCGAAAGAAGCTATCGAGCGAGCTTGTGTCATTGCCGGGATCGGCGTGGAGGTGAAGTGATGACCACCACTACACCAATAATGACCGCCTCAGGAAGTGTGCAGTTTCGCCACTACATGGTGACTGTTCACGCTATTGAACGCTATATCGAACGCATTGGTGGCGATGTAGGAAATCTGATCCTCGATCTCAAAAACACCTGGGTATTTGATGTCAGCAAGAAAGGTATTCCCCGCTCTTTGTGCGCCTCAGTCGCACGCTGCGAACGTGAAGGTGGATACGGACTCAGGTATGACAAGGCTATTTTTCTGATAAAGCCCAAGGCGCGCCAGCATGTAATTGTGACGACGTTATCTGCGGAGGTGGAATGATGCACAAGGCATTTGAAATATGGGTGCGCCAGCGGTACGGAAACCACTACGACCTCTCGAGGGATCAGGAAGGATTCTACTGCCGGGAAGTGGTTAAACGAATGTTCGAAACGTGGTGCCACTGCCGTGGCCTGAACGTGGTGTGAGGCGGGTATATGAGCAATGTTATTCAGTTAGCTCCTAACGATTGGGTTTGTGAAAGTGTTCTGATCGCGGTGACCGGGCTCAAGCCCGGTACCATCCTCCGGGCCAGAAAAGAGTGCTGGATGGTTGGGAGGGAGTATATCCACGTATCACCTGACGGGAATCCAAAACCTTCCAGTGAGTGCATGTATAACAGAAAGGCTGTAGATGCCTGGGTCGCTTCAATGAAAAGCAAGCAGCCAGGATGATTTGATGCCATGAAAAAGGTAAGCTCGTATTGCTCTTGGGCGTCTGGAGGTATTAATGGATAAAATCACATATCCAACAGGCGTCGAAAACCACGGTGGCAGTCTGCGCATCTGGTTTAATTTTAAAGGTAAGCGCGTCAGGGAAAACCTCGGTGTCCCTGACACCGCTAAGAACAGGAAGATCGCCAGGGAACTGCGGGTGTCGGTATGCTTTTCCATCCGCACGGGAAGCTTTGATTATGCTGAACGGTTTCCAGATTCACCTAACCTTAAAATTTTTGGGTTGGGCAAGAAAGAAATCACAGTGAAAGAACTCGAAGAGAAGTGGCTGGATCTGAAAAAGATGGAAATCAGCGCGAACGCGCACAAACGGTACGAGTCGGTCGTGGCAGTTGTTGTACCGCTGATCGGGGCTACCCGACTGGTGACAGCGATTGAGAAAGAAGAGTTGCTGTACATCAGGAAAGAGCTTTTGATGGGTTATCAGTGCGCGGCAAAGGGCAGGATCCCTGTTAAGGGCCGGAGCGCGGTCACCGTCAATTACTACATGACGACTATCGCCGGAATGTTCCAGTTCGCCGCCGATAATGGGTACATAAAGGCAAATCCCTTTGATGGAATAAAGCCATTAAAAAGGGCCAGGGTGGAGCCAGATCCGCTCAGCCGTGATGAATTCATCCGTCTGATAGATGCGTGCCGGCATCAGCAGACGAAAAACATGTGGTCACTGGCGGTGTACACAGGTGTTCGTCACGGAGAACTGGTTTCCCTGGCATGGGAAGATATAGACCTTGAAGCGGGTACAATAACAATTCGCCGTAATTATACAAAACTGGGCGAGTTCACACTACCGAAAACGGACGCCAGTACGGATAGAGTGATACACCTCATTCAGCCAGCCATCGATGCGTTAAGGAATCAGATGGAAATGACTAGACTCGGGCAGCAGTATCACATCAACGTGCAATTGCGTGAATATGGTCGAACAACGCAGCACAGCTGTACATTTGTCTTTAACCCTAAGATAGTCCGTCGAAGTAAGGATGTGGGGGTTATCTACAAGGTTGATTCGTTTGGTGACTCGTGGGACGCAGGGTTAAAAAAGGCGGGGATCAGGCATCGAAAAGCTTACCAGTCGCGCCACACTTACGCGTGCTGGTCACTGGCTGCTGGCGCCAATCCAAGCTTTATAGCCAGTCAGATGGGGCACGCTAGTGCGCAAATGGTTTTCAATGTGTACGGCGCATGGATGGCAGACAATAACGCAGAGCAGATCGCAATGCTGAATCAGAAGCTGGGTGATTTTGCCCCATTGATGCCCCATAGACCACAAACTAGCAGTAGAGGATTATTAAAATCAGCAAGTTAA